TGTAACACCACTTAAAGCACCACTAGTCATTGAAGCAGTACCATCTGTAATTGTACCACCAGTGATAGTACCAGTTGCATCCATAGTACCAGTAGTATTGATATTACCACTTGTATTAGCAACAGTAAATGCTCCATCTACGTCAATACCAGCGTCTGCACTAAGCAAACCACTTAAATTAACAACACCTTGAGTTGAAACACCAGTTACTGCTAACGTACTCGATAGAGTAGTTGCACCAGTTGTAGCAAGTGTACCAGCAATTACTGTATTACCAGTTGCATCAGCAACTGTAAACTTATTAGTATCAACTGCAATACCAGCATTTGCATTTAGCAAACCAGCCACTGTAGTTGCACCAGTTAGAGTAGTCACACCCGTTACTGCTAATGTACCACCTACTGTAGCGTTATCATCTGCTGTTAAACCACCAACATGCATATTTGCATAATCAGTAATTGTAACTGTTGTGCTTGAATCAGCATCTGAAGTTGTTACCGCGACAAAAGAGTCTGCACTCTCGTCCCATACGAACGCGACGTTTGTATCGTCACCACGCTCTCCAATAAAACCAACGTCAGTAGCGCCGGAACCTGTTTGATTTGACGCTAAGACCAGTATTGGGTCCTCAACTGTCATTGTACTTGAATCAACTGCAACAGTTGACCCACTAACAGTTAGGTTTCCCGTTACTGTTAGATTCGACCCGTAGGTCATGTTATTTTCCAGTTTACCTGCTGTAACGGTGTTATTGACTAGTTTCCCACCTGTTATTGTAGCGTCAGTAATCTGGTTATTTTTTATCCGTGTAATAGCCATAAAAGCCTCCCTATAAGAATAAACGAAATCGATTTCATTTCTTAACCCTACTCGAGTTCATCCCCGAGTAACACTATTTATTCGTTATATGGTTTTTATAGTCTACGTATTTAATTACATATTACTTAGGAATAGAATCCTTTACTGATTTTATAGCATCGTAAAACGATGGAACTTTAGGTAATACACCATCATCCATTGCATGCCATAACATATCCAATTGGTCTCCAATTGGGGGATATTTTTGTTTTCTGTAATAATCATAAGGTTTTTCAGGTTCAGGTGGATAAACCACACCTTCAGGAACATCACCGATACCTACATTAATACCTTCTCTTTCTTGTAAATATTCATCACCATCTGGGCAAAATCCTTCACCTTGAAGAAAACCACTATCATCATATAAATAAAATTTTCCCATTATCGCTTTGCTCCTAGTACATAAAGTTTTCTCTTATCAGCAAAAACACTACTAAGAATATCTCCCTCACCTCTAAATTTAAGAGTATATGTATTACTACCACCACCATTTGTATCGATGGCAAAACTGGAAACTACGTTTCCTGATTGGTTATTTCTCATTTGGACTTCACCTGTATCAATACTCGTACTTCCTCTAAATAATTCGAATTTCATAACCCAGTCACCACCACTTGTATAGTATCCAAAACAACTAAAACTTACAAGGTTGGAAACTGTACCAACTGATGTACCATTATTAATAGTTAAACTAGCAACAGTAAACCAATTATCTTTAGCAGCACTAGTAGACGCTGTGTTTGTGAATACCACTGGTTGTGTTACTGCATTACCTGCAATAGTCAATGTATCAACTATTGCATTCCCCAACGTGGAGTTAGCAGAAGTAAGGTTATAAGAAGAAATTTTATCTGATGTTATCGCACCAGTCAGAATAGCATCAGTATAAATGGTACCAGCAACAATAAGAGAACCATCTACTTCTAAAGCAAAACTAACCCACGCTGAACCGTTATACATTCCATTTCTAGTCGCTTTGGTAGTATCTAGTTTTGTATATGTAAGTGTTACAGCATCACCAGTAACTGGTACATTACTACTTCCTAACGCATCAGTAATAGCACCTATTGCATCTGTGTTATATGTGGCTGATGTTATATCAGGTACATTATTATCTGATAGTGTTATGCTTTTAGAGAATCTTCCAGGTCCTCTGGTTCCAGAGGAACCGTCAGTCCCATCAGTCCCATCAACGCCTGGAAGTCCATTAGTTCCGTCAGTTCCAACCCACTTAACAAAAGTTTGACCTGAAACAGGTAAGGTTGGTTGAGTCGTATTTTCATAGAAAGTTACATACCCCTTGCTCCCCTCACTAAATGATTGACCATTTCCACTTGCGTCGTCCGCATATATAGGCCACACTGATTGACCAGCAGAACCAGTAGAACCATCAACACCAACGAACCTAACAAAAGTTTGACCTGAAACAGGTAAGGTTGGCGCGGTACCATCGTACTCATAGTAAAGTACAAACTCCTGACTACCAAGAGTAACTGATTGGTTAGTTCCAACACTATCATCTGAATATATTATCAATACCGATGTTCCTGCAAGTCCGTTAGTTCCATTAGTTCCGTCAGTTCCAACCCACTTAACAAAAGTTTGACCTGAAACAGGTAAGGTTGGAGAGGTTACACTTTCATAGAAAGTTACATATCCCTTACTTCCCTCATTAAACGATTGTCCATTTCCACTTGCATCATCCGCATATATAGGCCACACCGATTGACCAGTAGAACCAGTAGAACCATCAACACCAACAAACCTAACAAAAGTTTGACCAGAGACAGGCAAAGTTGGTGCAGTATCAACGTACTCATAGTAAAGTACAAACTCCTGACTACCAAGAGTAACTGATTGGTTAGTGCCAGTCGCATCATCTGAATATATTATCAATACCGATGTTCCTGTAACTCCATCAGTTCCTGGAATACCAGGACTACCGTCTACACCCTGTATCCTAATAGGAACTCCCCAAGTACCACTTGTGGAATCACTCGCAACTTTTTGACTAATCCATACTGATACAGTTGTTGCATTAGTATGCCACCCATTGGTAGTTCCATTACCTGTTGGTGTACTAGGAGTAGATGATGCTGAATTATCGTTATACGTAATGAAAATACTTAATCCATCTGTACCAGTCGCACCATCTGTGCCATCACTACCGTCTAGTACCATTAATTCCCAAGCAGTACCATTATAAATGTATACGCTATTATTATCCGTATCTCTGTATACCCAATTTATTATAGGATTACTAGGGGGCAATGCTGAGTCTCCCTTCCATACAATAGAAACTCCATCAGTACCAACTTGTCCGTCAGTGCCATCAATCGACATTTGATACCATGCCCCATCAGAATATACGTATGTTATTCCAAATGTAGTATTGTAATATGCCCAATTCGTTACAGGATTCGTCAAATGTGATGTAGCACTACCCTTCCATACAATGGAACTACCATCTGTGCCATTTACACCATTTGCACCATTTACACCATTAACGCCTGGAAGTCCATTAGTACCGTCATTTCCAATCCACTTAACAAAAGTTTGACCAGAGACAGGCAAAGATGGTTGAGTTGTATTTTCATAGAAAGTTACATATGGTAAATTACTACTTGATGTAAATGACTGGGTATCACCATTTGAATTAAGTGCATATATAGGCCACACTGCTTGACCATCAGTACCAACAAACTTAACAAAAGTTTGACCTGAAACAGGTAAGGTTGGAGCAGTATCTGGGTACTCATAATAAAGTACATACTCTCTAGTACCTGCGATTATTGCTTGGTTAGTGCCAGCCACATCATCTGCATAAATTATTATTACAGAAGAACCCTTTATTCCGGTCGAACCAATATCACCTTGGGTACCTTGGATACCTTGGATACCTTGTGAACCTTGAGCACCTGTGGCGCCATTCGTGCCATTCGTGCCATTCGTGCCATTCGCGCCATCCGAACCTGCTACTCCAGTAGCACCAGTAGCACCTTCAATAGTGGCTGAATTCTGTTCAGAACCATCTGAAAATTCTAATCCTTCAAAAGTTAATGTAGTTGACATGCAGTCTCCTGTACCCTATATAGTTCCATATGCAGCAATACTACCGACACATATCAAGTTACCCGATGAGTCTAATTTCATCTTATTTACACCACTTATTGCAAAATAAAGTGAATTGGCAGATTCTGTAATTGTCCAATTTCCCAAATTAACATTACTACCTGTGGCAGTTGAAGTCCATGATGCTCCGTTGTAAAAACTCAACCGTTCATTACTTCCATTATCATCAGTTAAATAAATTAGTTGACCCGTAGATACACTAGTCAATGCATTTGCTGCTGTTACTGTATAAGTTGGCAATTGCAAACTATGTGCGGTTGAAATGTTAATAATCTCATTTGATGCTATCTCTATAAGAGTAGTACTATTAACGACATTTTTAATTGTAGAACCAGACGCCTCGACGTACGTAGTTCCATTTACATTCGAAATAGCACTAACAGTTGTTATATTTGCTATAAATCTAACATCAATCACATCAGTGGAAACTGGTGCTTCTACAAATGTGATAGTTGTTCCAGATATAGTATATGAACTATCAGGTACCTGAACCACACCATTTGTACTCACAATGATTGAATCCGCAGTTGTTGCTTCTGGTAATGTAAAAGAGGTCGTCACACCATCACCATTAATAATAACACTAGTCAAATCAACCAGGTTATCACCAACTTCAGTCCACTCTATTCCGTTATATACTTCTGTCTGTCTAGTAAAGGAATTAAACCGTAACGTTCCAGTTGCAGGAGTAGTAGGTCTCTGAGCAGTTGTGCCTACTGGTAATCCAAATCCACCGGTTCCAGTAACACTCACCATTCCAGTTCCGTTACTATTATCATCTGCCGTTAAATTTACATTAGTATCAGCACTTATTGTTAAACTATTCCCAGTTTCTGCACTAATATTATCAATAGTTAATGTTGTTCCATCAAATGATAAATTTGCATCGTCTTGTAATTCTCCTGTTGCACCAACAGTGACAATTCTTCCAGACGTTAAATCAGATATCTTTGCAGTTGCTAATACACTTGCTCCGCTTACAGTTAATGTTCCTGTTAAGGCTGTTGTTCCTGTTACAGAAAGAGTATCAGAAGGTGTTCCATCTTTGATACCGATTCTATTATTACTAACATCAAAGAAAAGTAAATCAGTTTCAAACGCTAAATTTACACCACTACGTGTTAAATTATCGCTTAGTATCTGTCCTTGTATTTTACTAATAGGCATATTAAGTTACCGTTGTACTTGCTAGATTGTGAATAATATTAATTGGTGTCGTATTTGGTGGTGATGACGTAAACGTAATATCATAGTTTAAAACTGTATAATTCGTAGTTGGGATTTGATAAATGTTTCCAACAAATACTAATATTTGGTCTGCGTCAGATACCTGACTTGACATTGAATATACAGTTGTGCTTCCGTTACCAGTAAACGAATCCACAACAATATTAGCATCACCTTGTTTAGATACAGTACTCCATACAGTCCCATCGTAGTATTCTACTTTTCCTGAGTCAGTATTGAAACGTATTTGTCCGAAATCTGGATAAGCAGGACGCTCAGATGCATCACCCACAGGTATCCTAATTGCAGTATTGCCTAACCCAATATGTTGATTTTTAACCCAACGTCCCACGATTTATTAAATTGCTGTGTGACTTGTAATAGCAGTTACAGATGCTGTTGTACTACATATTACGTTAATAAAATCACCGTTATCGAGTAGTAACTTCTCTGACCCACCGTATAAAACATAGGTATCTCCTGCTGTAATTGCTAAATCTTTTAACATGATATTTCCAGTACCTGCTGTACCACCACTTGGTACTGCGTGTAAACTTATAGTTACACCAGATACACTGTGATTACATAACGTTAAATCAGTGATTGCAGAACTGTTAGAACTTGTATATACAATTGTATTTGTATTTAACACTGCTGTTGTTGTAATTGACATATATTACTTCCTAAAATATTAAAGCAAAAACCATTGCTTTTGTTTTTGATACTAGTTCATCACTAGTTGTTGAATTTACAAAAAATACACCAGAACCACCTTGGTTCGGAGTTTTAGCATAAAGTTTATTGTATGTAGCAGTTGAACTAGGGTCGCTACCTTGTTCTTGTAAACTAACTTCATGATTAATCTTTAGTTGACCAGTACCGTTCGGGTCAATTACAATATCACCATTACTAGCACTTGTAATTGGTTGACCATTAACATCTAATGCGCCACCTAATTGTGGGGTTAAATCTTCTACTACATTCTTAATACCAAGGTCACCAGCACTTAGAAGATTTTCCCAACTAGAACCATCGGTTGTTAATTGCCATTTGTCACTAGTATCATTGAAGCGAACACCAACATTAGTTAGTGAACCTCGTTCAATTTCAATACCTGAGTAAAGGGAAGTAACACCTGCGCCTAGTTCGCCTTTATTTAGAACGATTGTGTTATCTGAAATTGCTAAATGAGTTGATTCAACGTCAGTTGTTGTTCCTATGACTGTTAAGTTACCTGTAACTGTTAATGACGAGGCTTCAATTTCAACTATTCCGCTTCCGCCAATACTTTCTAATTTGTAATTGTCACTAAAACGTTGTGTGTAAGACATAATTAACCTTCTTTATAATTTATTACTATTTATGTCTTTAGTTTAGCCAATAATTCTTATCCAACCATATGGTCTATTAACATCACATTGCACTATAAAAATATTTAGCAAAAAAAATCCCCTAATTAAAGGGGATTTTTATATTAACTTATAAAAAGTTAATTAAGCATTGTTAATTGATACTGAATCATCTAATACTGCTGAACCTTTGGTCCATTTCACTTTAGCACCACTTGCAAATTCTGTACCAGTACCACGTGTTATCGTACACATCCTAGAGGAAATTTTAGTAATGAAGTATGTACCAGCGGCTGAATCAACTGCTGTAATACGCATTTCACCGCCTGCCGAAGGTGTTGCTGTAACTAACTTACAAACTTCTGTGCCTGTTGCTGTTATTACTTTGAATCGCTTAGAGCCTTTCTGTGCAACTATGTCACCAGTAAGGTTACTACCACCAGTAACAAACGCTGTTAATGAAAACGCATTAACTTTAGTTGCTGTTACTACTGCTCCACCTGTTGCGTTTGCTCCACCTGTTGCAAATGTTGCTGTAGGTGCTGATGTATATCCAGTACCTGCGACTGTGATTGTTACTGATGCAACACCACCAGAGCCATCATCTACAATTGTACCAGTTGCTGTTACACCACCTGGTAATTGCGGAGCACTAAAAGTTACTGCTTCACCTGTTGTATATCCAGTACCTGCTGCTGTTACTGTTACTGATGCAACACCTTCTCCACCTAGACCACCGTCGTTTGTATTACCGAAATGTTTTTTATTAATTGGACGTCCCATTTTTTTTCTCCTTTAAAAGTCGTTCCATGACTTACGCAGAGGACTTATTCTGCATAAAAACTCTACCTATTAGAGCATAGGACTATTTATTAATCTTCGGAGATTTTAAATGTTCCAAACGTTACATTAGGCTCGGAGAGGGTAGTTTGTGTAGTTTGTGTAGTTTGTGTAGTTGTTGCTTTCTTAACTGCTTTTTTCACAACTGCTTTCTTAACTGCTTTCTTAACTGCTTCTTTCACAACTTCCTTTTTCACAACTTCTTTTTTCAGTGCTTTCTTCGGTTTAACCAACTTCGCTTTCGCTTCATCGGTTAGTAATGTTGCATTTTCATGTGCATTCGTTATTGCACCAGTAACGATAAACCGTTTACTATCAAACCCAACTGCAAACTTATTACTTAAATATTCAACACGTTGCAATGAACCATCTTGTTTTTTAATTGTTAATGTCATTGTTCCAGAAATAAGGTTAGTATCTTCCAAATCAGACACAGTACATATACCTGTACTTTTACCATCTGTGACTAAGAACTTTTTAGATGATTTTTGTCTTAGAATAGTACCATTTGCCTCTGGGTTACCCCCAATCCTTACACGGCAATGTATATTCTTTGTTTCTTCTGTAATTTTAAATTTACCCATAAATGTCTCCTTAAATATATTGTTTTATATGATTAAAATAGAATCTTGCACCAGTTTCATGCCATTTTGGACTTGGATGCATACCATCCCTTCCTTCTGAGTCTGCTTCAAAGTAATCACCTTCGATGTGCTCGACAATAGATTCAACAACTGTATTTGATACAAATTTAGCATTATTTATTTCACATAACGATTTGACTAATATTAAATTTTTCATATAAGCATAATCTTCCAACCACGAATCATTAACAAAGCATTTTGGGAATTCGTTGTTTTTTATAAAACTCTGAATTACCGTTTTACTGAGCATATTATCTGGTAATTCTATACGAGTTATAGGTGGCCAAAAAACACAAACAAAATCAGGATTTAAAATACTGATTGTTTTATACACACTTCTAACAACATAATCGGGACTTGCACCACTTGTTGCTAAATTCCAAATACTAATAGATTTTCCAGTGTATTCTTGGAGTAACCTCTTCAACACATAAGGCCATGCTTCATGTTGGTCAACGCCAACACCAACTGTCATACTACATCCGGATACTAGGATGTTAATATCTGACCTAGACTCAAAACTATCCGACCTGAACCCGTACTCGTTAAACGTGTACTTGATATCCTTTTCGTAAATTGCATCTTCTGGTTTATCAGTATCAACCCATTCTACTGTTATATTTGGTGGATACATTTTGCTATAGAATAATTCCTGTTCCCAAGAAGTTCTGATACTAGTTTCGTGTAAGAATGTATTTTGTTTCCACATGTGCGCTATTTAATATATTGCACAAAGGTGTGAATTATTTTTTATGTCCTACATGTCCGTTTTGTAAATTTTTAATTTCACGGAGCATATTCCTTATGTTTTGGTTATCTACTGATATCTCTCTAAGTTCTAACATAACTTCTTGGTGCTTCTCTGGCCAGTTAAGTCTGAATGCAGTATTCTCAGCAACAGCATTTGCCATATTATTTTGCCCTGCAGTTATCTGTGATGCCCACCAAACTGACGCAATTGTTTGTGAAAAGATAGCAAATATAATACCAACTGCTGAACGATTTAGCCACTGTGGTAATTCTGCTCTAGTTTCCCTCAAGTGATTGATATCTTGTCTAATACTCGCTTGACAAGCAGACATATCCTTCTTCAGTAATTCTAAATCAGTTTCTAGACTATTAACTCTCTTTTCCACATAACCCCTTTTATATGTTTACATATTCAAATATTTATCACAAATACGATACATTACAAATCAGCCATCATAAGAATAATAGTCGATAGAAAGAATACAAATGTTATTAGTATTGTTACACCGCAGTTTACACATTTCATCTTATTCATTAATCTCCCCATGTATAGATATAAAAGTATTTATTTTTTTATATCTATTATTTTTTTTGGATAAATTATAAATATAATTCAAAAATACCACCATGTACCGTACTGATGATTTTATTTAACCGAAATACAAAAATAGGGAATATCGTTATATTTTATATATTAAATTTAACTATAATACAATCTGTTCCTTGAGGAGTTGACTTAATATAAGGAAGTATATGAAAAAAGAATTAATACTAAAGTGTATGTTATCAACGTATTTGATTTTAGTTGTTGCGACTATATTAACATTGATATAAAAAAAGGGGCTAATAGCCCCTTTTTTCGTTCTAATGAACTTATATTAAATCATTATCTATGTTAAGGAATTTTAGGCAATAAAAAAAGGGAACCGAAGTTCCCTTTAATTGTTTACTGAATTTTAGTTATTTCTCAGTCTTCGTGGTTACGGTTATGTATGGTTGAAATTTCCCAACTCGGGTAATTACGTTTTTGACCTTTTCCCCTTGTCCCTTCGCATCCGCAAATGCCATAAGAATATAATAACCCAACATCGAGATTGAAATACCCGAACCACTTATAGCGGCTTTAGTAGGTCTTATCGATGCAACAAATTGTGAAGCGGTATTACTAAGTGATTGATTTTTTAAATATTTTTGAAATCTAGCCTTCAATTTACTATCTGTGTATAAAGTCGGGTGATACAAAAATGCTCCAACCAAAGCATATACTAATTGTTGTTGTAGTCTTTTTTTATGTTCTTTACCATAATCATCGGGAAAACTAGCAATAACCATATCAGTAGCATCTTTTAATAATTGAATAGAAAAAGGTTTGTCATAGTATTTTGAAACCTCTTCCCAACAATTGGCAATAGTATTATATTTAACCTCAAGTGTTTCTGGAAGTGGTTCCGCGTATGGAACTGCTTTTCTTGCATCACCGCGCATGAATAAATCACAAGCGTCCAAAACTTCACCAAGTTCAGTTGCTTTTGGTACTAGTTTACTCCAATATTGATTGGAACCTAATACCTCACTTGACATTGTTCGGTTTCCTTCTTTCTGACGAAATGCAAATAACTCCATTGCTTCTTCTGGTGTAATATCATACACCATGCACTGAACTTTGAAATTTGGGTCTTTTGCTAGAATTTCTTCACGCATTGCTTCTAATAATAATGTTCTACCATTGCCATCGAATGTAGAAAATATATCACCGTTTTTATCATTTTTATCCAAACCATGTATTCTAGATTTTCTTAAATCTTCATTATTCATTACATGTTTGTATTTTATAGTTCCCTTGTCAAATCTTACATCAATGGTACCAAATGCCAACATATCTAACCCTTGTTTTTTATTTAAGACCTTTATCGCCCATGAGTCAGATGCTATGCGCTGTGTCTCCAATGCGATGATTTGGTCTAATGGGATTTCCATATAACGCGGTCTACGGTCATAATTTCTTACTTCCCATTTTCCACTATTCTTCTCTGCTTTTATTTTGGCTTCTTCGATTTTTGAAAAATCACCATTATTTCCGAAAAATCCACCCACTTTTCGTATTGTTTCGATGGATAAACCCCTCACATTATTCATTCTACTTTTCTTTTGCTCTTGTACTTCAGACATTATTATGTCTCCTTATTTCGCGTAAATATTTTTACGCTATTTTATAAAAGTATTACCTTATCGCACTAAAGGCTCATGTAATACACTAAACATATTTTTATATGTAGCACTAAAGGCATCAATAAAATATACGCAGTTCATAACGAACATGACCGTATTATCCACATCGTGTTTCAAATGTCAACACCCAATGTTTATAACACGTTGATTCTTAACGTTTTATTGCAATTTTAGTTATATATTGGACGTAAAAAAACCCACCTTGCGATGGGTTTTTATATTTGTTCTAAAGAACTGTTTTAACTATCTATTTCTTGTATTAAGAGAAAGATAAATTAGAAACAGCAACTTCTCCCAAATAATCTCCGGCGTTACCAAATGAAGATGCAGTATTAGTAAGTTCGACGTAGCCATATCTCGTCATGAAAGAAACTACTGGCTCAAACGTACTTGGGTCTAATACAGTACCACTACTCATTAGTGGGATGTACGGACAGTAGAATGAAGGTGCATCAGATTCACTAGAACCTTTATAACCAACAAGTACCGCTGTAGCATCTGCAGCATACGAATCAACATATACTTTCATTGCACTATTAAGTGTACCAACGAACTTAGTGTTTGTAGGTGCTTCAAAAGCGCCTTCTGTAGTACGAGCAAATGCTGAAGTAGTAGCAGATTGTAACACTGTTAGTGATTGTGGACTACATACTGCCCAGTTACCAGCGCCACGACGAGTACGTTGTGCGATTAAGTTAGCAGTTCTGTTAATTAAAACAGCAAGTGCCGCGTGCTCATCACCAACGAAAGTTGCAGTACCAGATACTGCCGCTTGGTCGAATGTAAATTCAGTGTTTGCTAAAGAACGTAGAGATTGAAGAATTTCTTGGTCAATTTCAGACGTGATTTCTTGTGCTAGAGCAGCCATAATTTCTGCTTCAACATCAATACCATGCATTGAATTAGCATCTTGTGCTGCTTCAAATGTCCAACGTGCTTGTAACTTACGTGTCTTTGCTTCAACTGCTTGTTTCAATAACTGAACACTAATGTTACGTCCGCCGTTACCTTCAAGTGCTGATGTAGATGCACCTGTGTAATTTGCTTGTGTAGCACCAGAACCAGCAGAATATGCTGTAGCAATTTTGAAAGGACTTAGTGCCTCATCGCCTGCCGTAGTATCAGTATTAACAGCACTAGTATCATTCATTGTAGTACCATAACGTACACGCAATGTATGAATTTGACTAACTGGACCTGACATTGGTTGCACACCAACTAACTCGTTTGCAATTACCGTAGGCATCACACGTCGAATTACTGGTAAAATTACACGGTTAAGTGTAGCAACGTTACCAGATGCTGTAGCACCACCAGTAGCCGCTTCTGACAAGTAGTTACGAGTGTTCTCAAGGATTACACTCATAGTTGTTCTTTTTGTACCTTGTAGACCTTCTAGCAAGGCGTCTTTGGTTTCAACCCAACGACTTTCGATTAATTGTTCTGACATTTTCTATCTCCTAAAAATCAGTTAATTAAAGACCTGCTAAACGCTTGATATCAACAATATTGTCAATACTCTCGCACAGTTCTTTTGTTTGTTTGTTACCAGTGATTGCTCTTTTGCTCTCAGTTAATGCTCTCTTGCGTTTTACATCTACACCCGTAGATTTATTAGCAAGCACTGCTGGTAAATATTTTTCAAATGTATGTTGTAGTCTTGAAGTTTGAACGTTTTCAAGTAAATTTTGCATGACTTCTGCTTTATCCCTTCGTAAGGGACCTAACAACTCATCCATAGTACTTGCTCTTTTGTTCGATTCACGAATTGTTTTAACTTCGTTATTCTTCGACTCAACTAACACTTTTGCTTTCTTAATTGTTTCTTTGGCTTCTTCTAACTTACTATCACGTTGACCAATTTTTTGATTTAATTCACGAATAACTGCATTCTCATTTAAATGAGTGCCAGTAAATTCTGTTGCGAATGCTTCAAAAATACGACGTCCAAAGTTATTCTCACGAGCAACTTTAACATCTTCTTGTAATTGTGATAATTCATTTTCTAAACGTTTGGCAATAACAGATTCAATCTTTTTGGAATTCTCTTTAACGAACTTCGTTTTAAGTGCATTAAGTTTACTTTTTGCTTCTGCTACAAGGTGGACTTTAGTTTCAATAACTTCTTTCTTATCTTGTGCAAATTCGTTAATCTCTCTTGCAAGAGCCTTAACTACAAAATTTTCTAACTTATGCATTCCTTTTGTTTGAATTTGTCTATCTTGTCTTAAATCATTAATTTCTTCACTTAACTTAGTAACCATAAATTTATTAAATTTATTGGAATTTTCAGCCATCTTAGCGTTAAACTTAACGCGGTCTTCAGTAAGTTGTTCTTTTTCAGATACAACTTCTTGAATCTCTGCTTCAAGACTTTCGGATACCATACGGTCTAGTGCTTCTACCATAGTTTGTTTATCATGCTCATAGCGTTGGGCGAATTCTTCGCGCAACTCAGTGCGTACTTCTTCACGAGTCTCAGTCAGTTTTGCATCCCATTCTTCCTGGATTGCAATACGTGTGTCTTCGTTGATAAGTTCACTGTCAAGCAAGGGTTTCATTGCATCTAGCATCAATATCTCCTATATTTTGAGGTCTTTAATAAGTTGCAAAATGCCACTTCTTAAAAATCTCTGTGCTGTGATACTTTCTCTAGCATCAGCCGCCAGTTCGAGCAACTTATGTCCACCTTCCATATTCAACAATCCTTCATAAATGGCTGTTGGATACGCATCAGGGGCACTTGGTTGTGCTACTACGTCAACTGTTACTATTTCAAAATCACTTACATGTCCGTTGCTTTCATTAACGTTTCCGCTACCTCTGCTCGAGACACCTAATTTAACACCGCTACCTAACATGGTCTCAACTAACGTCCCCATAGGTGTTGGTAATATTTTTAATTTCCCAAAACCGTTTGCGCCTTCCATCCATACATCTGTAATAATGTGACTCACACGGTCTAGGTTAATTTTTAAATCATCTGGGTGGTCTAATTCACCCAATACAGAATATCCACCGCCGATTTGTTCTTTTAATGTCTTAACTGCATTAGTAATTTCATTAACTGGGTAGATACGCTGATTAGCGTTCTTTACATCACCTTGGATGCAAAGACCTTTCATATAAAGTTCTTTACCTTCTTCCCCACCACGCTCAAGGATTACTTGAGCCGCATCGAATGATAAACTTTCTTGTAAGAAAGACACTTAATTACTCGCCTTTTTTAAGAGCGGGTGCTTTGGTTAATTTTGCGCCACCTTCTGGACCATCAACACCTAAGTCTTTTGCTTTTGGTGCAGGGCGTCCTTTTTCAGTTGCGGTACTAGTTTGAACAGGTCTTGCATCTGTTTTAGATTTCTTACCTGCATCATTTGCGTTAGCACTTGTTGTATTAACACTACCTTCTTCTGATGTGACTGGTTTTGGAGCGGCTGTTAATTCTGCGCCTTCTTCCAACTCTTCCAATTCAGTATCTACGCTTTCCTCAAAAGATAACTCTTCTTCAGCAGGTAGTTCATCAAAGTCCATTTCTGTATCTTCTGCACCATCTGCACCATCGTCTATAAGTTCGTCGAACTCAGCCATTAATTCATCTAATTTATCTTCCAAATCAACAACGCGGTCTTCTAGACCATCATGTTCTTCTTCGTGGTCATCTAAATCACCACTATCATCAAAGTCCATTTCTGTATCTTCTGCATCATCTGCAAAATCAATACCTTCTTCATCTGCTTCAACATCGTCAATAAAATCATCAACTTCGTCGCCACCGAATTCATCATCGTTCATCAGATTTTCATAAATTTCACGTGATTTACCAACAACGATTTCATGGAAAAGGTCTGATGCCTTTTGGTCCTCGTCATTAATAACGTACTCAATTAGTTTTTCAAATTTGTTATTCATTGTTACTCCAAAAATTAAAATGTTCGTGTGTATATTTACCTAAGACGTGAAAAATCAAAGCATAAAGGTGTCTTTTTTAAGAATTTTTACGTTTTTTACGTTATTTTAAGGAATATTAATATAAATACTAAAATCCCATACCTTCGTCTTCGGATGGTGAGGAATATATATTTTGTATTCTTTCCAACTTATCCCTATGTTCTATATTGCGAATATCATTCATTTGACGTAACTTATTAATTTGTTTTAATGTCAAGCGTGTTTTACGCAAATCATCTTTTGTGATTTGTGTATTGTCATCTCCCAAGTCTTGATAACCAGGAACTGCTTTATTGAATATTTCGTTTAATATCATGTACTTATTTATGGTAATCCACCAACATCTCCACCAGGTGTTGGTGGTGCTTCTGCTGCCATTGGATTTAATTCTGATTCCACTCCGCCTTCAATAGGCATCCCATCATCACCGAACTCATCTCCCATTCCTTCTAAGTCTCCCATTGTATCAATATCACTTTCGAAACCACCAGGCATAACTCCTACGCCACGTAAATCTGCTCCTTCAGCACTAGATGAACTTGCTTTATCATTTTCTTCTTCCCACATTTCCTCGTTTCTAACCATTTCCTCTTCGGATAATCCTAAGTAACGTTCAAGCAAAAACCTCTTACTAAGATATGGGTATTGTTCTAGGTTATTAAATGTACCAACTCTAGTAGCATCTAACTCACTTTGTCTATAACTAGCAAAATTTTGAGGCTCATTAAATCTAACGTCAAATAAACTACTGTCAATATTAAATCCACGGAATGCTAAGTAAAGTTTAAATTCTGTATTAAGTATTCGTGCTAAAGACGCCTGCATACGTTTACAATATTGGTTAAATCTAAATTCTTGTATAAGTGCAGTGCCTAATCTACCATCAGTTAGTGGAGATGGATTATCATCTGGTCCACTCGGTAAGTAACTACTTGGCACACGTAAACCACGCGCTAATTTGTTATTAAAGTATCTCAAATCATCGATTTGTCCTAAGTTCTCTCCACCAGGTAATGTATCTACTTTAGAACCACGACCTTCTGCTGTTTGTGGGAAGAAAAAATCTTCATTTGTTGATAATGGGTTATATGTTGCATCGAGCATATTTTGACCGCCACCGCTTTGTGTGGGGATACGTCTTTGATGAATTTCATTTTTAACACGTTCTACAAAACTCATTGCCATGTGACTTGGCATGTTACCAACGTCAATATAAAACACACGTCTTTCTGGTGCTCGTTGAATTCTATAAATTAGAATGGCATCCTCAAGCATTTCTTTCTGCTTATACACTTTGTAAATGTTCTCTAGTATACTGGTACCGAACGGCCAAGTAACATCAAGACCCTCAGTTAAACTTAAATGCACTATATGTTTGGCATCAATAACAGATTCTTTCATTGAATTTGAAAACCGACTACCACTATTATCTAAATTACCACCACTTACTGGTGCTTGATTTGGTGCTGTATAACCACCTCTAGCAGGATTAACTGCAAAGTCATCTGTATTTTTAGCAGCAACTGTTAAATTTTGGAAGTTGGGATTAATATCTTGAATAACATATTGTTCTGGTTCTTTACCATCACTTTCATTAACGATTACACGTGATACTTTAGTAGGTTCAACCCACATAAGTTTAAAGTTTTCAGGGTCTCTAATGAATATTTGGTCACCGTACTTAATAGTATTACGGAACATTTTAAATAACCTTTCATCGAAACGATTAAGTTTCACCCATTGTGCTAATTGTTCTTTAATAATGTTAACTTCATTATCTGTTGGTTTATCTTGATATTTAATATCAAATGGACTTGCCGATATATCATCTGCTTGTGTGCTGAACTCAGAAATAATATCCAAACAAGCATTTACTTCACTGTCCATATCCATGGCTTCGTACTGGTTGTAACGTTCTACACGATTGGGATGTCCTGTATAAACTTCCGGAAGTTTACTTTGATAATTTCTAAATGCGAAATTACTTGCATGAGGTGCTGATGATGCACCACTTAATGGACTAAACTGTCCTGATGTGTCAGCAACCTTGAAATACTTTTTCCAACTCATTTTGAATCCGTTGTTTAATTAATGTTGCTGTATTTATGCTGTTTAATTAAGTTGTGGAATTATGCGATAATGTGTTGCTTAATACCTTGTGTGTTTTTGTTACCTTGATTTAGTGCAGTTACGATACTGTCTAATTTTTTATTAGTTTCTATATTGGAATTAGAAAGTGAACTCATTGCATTTGTGATTTTTTCATTCTGAGTTTTATCAAGTGAGGTTGTATTGTCTAGTTGATTGGATGTGTCTATATCACCTTCTTTAGTGCCATAATCAACTTTTATTCCCTCAATTATTTTAGAGAAATCTTTTAATATTTGCCAATTGTCTGGATTCCAACCTGTGCTAGATTCATGCCATGCTAAACTTTTATCAGACTCACTAACTGGTTGTAACTGTGCTCGTAGCATTTTTGCTTCGTGGTCGGTTAATGGCGTTGTTGGGTTAATTCCAGTTTTAGATTGCAAATCGGCACGTAACTCTTCTCTGTCATATGCACCTGCCCCTGTTCCCATCACACCTAAACGATTTCTTCTGAATTCCTCCATAACTTTACCAATCGTCCACTTACCGCTATTTTTTAGAGTTTTTAATTCTTCTAATTGTGCTTGTGCAATTTCATTAGCGAGTTTAACTTGTGTTTTTTCCTTTTCACTACCAAGCCCTATCGTGTCTTTTAAATTATATCTTCTTTCCAATCCCTCTGCTTGTTGGATATAAAAATTTGCTTTGTCTATTCGTGCGTCAATTTTCCCACGCTCAACTTTATTAATACCCGACGTTGAATTGTAAATTTCCTGAGTTATATATTTTATAGTCTCTGAAAATGATTCGATTGCTCCAGAAACAGTTTCAAATGTTAATAATGCACCTGATATATTTGCAGATGCTTGTTCTAAATTCTTTGCCGCTTTAGTTAACTCAACTGTTATTGAATCTTTGCCTTTACCATCTATACCGTCTTTTAAGTGCATATCAGCAATGTCGTTAGCAGTTTTTTTATTGTTCAAAGTGGCGGTTATAATACTACCGTTTGCCATGGTGACTAATTGACCCATTTCATTCATTGGCGCTAAAATTCCAGTATCACCGATACCAATTGCAACATCTTCTACTGCGCCAATGAACTTCTTACCACCCTGTTGAATTTCGTCCATCGCAGATGCCCAATCAAGGGTACCTGCCCTAACTTGATTCATTGTTTTCATAAACCCAGGAATAGACACTGCCCATTGTCTTGCTTCAGGTGAATTAATAAATCCAGTAGATGCATCTTGAATTGCTTTGGATAGACCAGGTAAATTCTGTGTTGCTAATACCATT